GGCTACAGCGTTATCACCGCAGCTTGCTTTTTCGTTTGTCATAATTACTCCTAAGAAATTGTTATTACTGCGGTTGTTGAGCTAGGTGTTGGGAAAGTAACTGTAAACGTACCCGTTGTTGTTTTATCTGACCCAAAATTTAAGACTGCTACTGTTGCACTCGTTGTACTATTGTAAATCAACGCACCTCTGCAAGTAAAGGCTGCGCTTGTCCAAGTTACTGGGTCAAAAGATATATAGGCTACATTGTTTGTGGTGTCCCCAGTAGGTCTAGTTGATATAGTTAAAGTTTTTCCGCCAGCTGTGTATCCTGTACCTATAATCTCACCTGTAACTGTATAAGCGGCTGTAGTGTTATTTAAGGTAGCGTTTGCAGTATACAAAGCAATTTTGTAAGTATAAGAAGTTCCAACAGCAAAATTAACCAATCCGCTAAGCGCATCAGTCTTAAACTTTGTAGTTTGTCCTTGAACTATGGTCACGAGTCAGGTCCACTCACATTAAGTTTAGTCTGTCCATCACGGTAAGAATCACCACGTTCTAGACCATCACCAAGGCGTTTAGCTAAGACTAAAGCTTCAGTAAACTTCTGCTCGTAGTAAGCAACCATATCCTGTTCACCCTTCATAAATATCATTGCTTCACGCATTGAGCCATACAGAAGAATAGGGTCAAAATTATTGCCAAGCCAAGAAGTGCCAGTAGAATTATTAATGGCGGCTACGTTTATAGAAAACCCAGAACCAGAACCAACGCCAATATTAGCTGCGTTAAAGCTTAATGAGTCGCCTACTATGTAGAAGTTACCACCATTAGTAAGAGTCACGCTTGTAACAATACCAGCAACAATAGTTAATGTAGCTACAGCTCCAGCACCCGAACCACCTGTTAACGGAATATTTGTGTATGTTCCGTTAGTGTAATTTGTACCGCCAGTAAAAGCCGTATTTAAAGTTGCTATAATACCCTGCACAATAGACGCTGGATAATAGAAATAATGTAATTCAGCTAAGTAGTTAGAATTAGGGGTTGGACTTACAATAAGAGATAATTCATTAACTGATGAAAATTGCGGACCAAATAAAGCGTAATATTGTGGCGTACCTGTATCAGTTGCTTTAGGGTAAGCTTGTCTAATAAAGCTAACATCTTTGTTAAGTAAATACTCATAACCATTAGCCGTTACTATAGCCAGCGAGTAAGTAGCTAGAAAATCGTTTGGTAAAGAGAGATACTGATTATCAGCAGTTAAATTTCCTTCTACGTTTTTGCGTAACGAAGGAAACTGTACCATGTTAAAAATACGAGCTTCAGCCTGTTGTACAAACGTAGGAATGCTCTCTACAAAAAGCGACTCCGTATTCTCAGCGTAGTTCTGGATTGTTTGGTACAACGTAACGTAGTTCATTATTCAGTAGACTCTTCTTTAGGTGCCGCAACTTGTTTTTCAAACTCAGCTTGTATAGCAGTAATTAAACCAAAAGACTCTTGATAGGGTTTTGTACCTAAATAACCAAGAACTTCGTTTAGTAATTTTAAAGATATATTTACGTTTTCCATTTATGCTCCTGTTGTTAAAAAAATCTTACGCCATTGGCCCTCGGCACATTGTGCCCTTAGTAGCAGCGCCAGCGCCACGCATCTTAATGCCTGATGTTTTAGTAGGCTCATTGCCAGCAGACTTACTAATATTGCCTAAAGTAATATCGTAGGTATCTAGCTTGCTACGGTTCGGTCCAGAACCGGGGTTTGTATCAACTGTTACATTTTTACCAGACATAGTATGTGGCGCAGCGTATGTAGCAGCTTGTCCAACTTCCTTGCCCATTACTTTGTTAGAGAATTTAGCCATTATCTGCCCCTTTGTGCGGCTACTTTAGCCATATTCCGTCCCATAGACTTCATATTCTTGTTGGTTTTGCCAACAGTATTCTTCATAGGTCCGTTTTGAATTTTTACATTTGGTCCAGAATCACCAAGGTTTGTACCTTTAGTTTTTCCAGTTTTAGTAATTCCATCGGCTGCTTTTCTGAATCCCATATTAAACTCCTAAGTTGTCGAGATTGTTACACTATTTACAGTCCCAGTTGCGACTAGCGCATTGGGTGTTAAAACTCTATCAAACCCTCTAGAACCACCAACAGGGTACCAACCCCATTCAAATACTCTACTACCGCCTTCAGGATACCCACCCTCTGCTACTGTGTTGTTATCACCATTTTCAGTCTGTAAGCCACTTGTTCCAGAAGCATAATAACTTATATCAGGTCTTGGTTCCCTTACTGCTTGTGGATCGTTGACCGGATACATACCTAATTGTAACTGAGGTTGGTCAGGTTCCCAACACTCATCACATACTTTTATACTAACCATTCTGGTCTTAATCGTCAATTTTCTAAGTTGACTTAATTTAAACCGTTGCCCGCACCTATCGCACTCCGCAATACTGTGTTTACCGGAAGCAAAATTACTAGGCATTATCTATAGTAAAACAAGTTGCGTGGAACAAACCGAAGCGGTGCAGTCTCCCTGTCTTCTGTAGACGCTAGACCAAACTGCTCTTCGTAATCAGCTTTTAAAAATATAATTCTTTGTGGGTCTGTACCTTGAATCTTTACACTCATTAAGTAAGCTAATCCAGACACCATACAGTTAATAAACCTAAATGGTACATCTTGTATATTTACACCGCCCCCAGCATCTTGCAGTCTACGCATACGCCAGTAAACAAGTGTATAAGACGTTCCAGCAGACGGGCAGGGCCAGAGGTTTACACAAGGTAAATACTGCGCTGTAATAGCGTCTCCTATTGCATGAGTAGCTGCTGTTGTATTGTTTTGTCCCCTCCAGCAGTTTTGAAGTTGGTTCCCAACAATGTTTGTGTAAGCGATAGTTTCAGAGCCAATCTTAATAAAACCAGTTGACCTCAAGTCTAAATTAGCAATGCTACTGTTTGTTGCTGTTTTTAACGTAATAGTCGTGTCTGTTGCACTAATAGCTGTCTGTAACAAATATTCAGTTGTGTCGCTATTGCCAGATTGACGGTTAAAGTAAACTTGAACCGGTCTACCTGTAGTTAGTTTATTAGGTATAGTAGCGTAAGTAGGCTCAGATATACGAGAGAGATTAATATCAGTTTGGTTGGTTGTATCAGCATTGCTTGTACGAGTTTCTAGGTCTAAGATGTCCACCGTATCTACCGGAACCGCATAGATACCTTGGTATGGATTTAAAATTATACTCGTCTCTTCAACCGTCCACAGGTTAATACCACGGTTAGCCCACTCAACTAACATCAAGTTAAGCGACCTTCTAGCAGTTTTTAAGTCATAACCAGTACGTAGCTGTGAACCACAACGCTCAAATGCTTCCTCAACCATTTCAGTTAAGTCAAGGTTAAATGTGCTAGTTCCTGACGTAAGTGCCATTAATTACCTCTTTTTAGCCGTTTTTGCTGAATTGATGAAATCCATTGCGGAGGGGGCGCCTTTGGCTCCTGCTTTCCGCATCTTCTCACCAGACCCTTTAGCAATTCTTTTACGCTTTGCATTAATGTTAGCATATAAACCCACCTTACCGCCTTCGGCATATTGAGTAAAGTCCGTATCATCCCTACGGGGTTCTTTTTTACCCTTGGGCATTTTAGAAGGGCTTATTGCGCCCATTCCACGAGAGGCTCTCATGCACGAGTCTTTCCACGAATAGCGCAGCCATCAGCACGAGCAGAAGCAGATTTAACTTTGCCACCACTAGCCATTTTAACGGAACCACCTTTACGCATTGCGTCTCTATCTTTAGACTCCATACCTGATTTTAAAGCTTCTTTAGCCCTCATTTTGGGAGAGCCTTTTGTTATATAATCTGCAGGGCCGGAAAAAATACTTTTAACGCCCTTTAATAGTTTTGATATATTGTCAGACCTTTCTTCGTCTGAAGTACCCGTACCCGTTAAATCTGTAATACCGGGAGATTTGTACTTTTTAGATGCAGTTTTTGTTTCTTTAGGAACCTTAACAGGTACTGGTTTATCGTCAGCTTCAGCTTTAGCTGCGGGTTTGTCAGCAGGTTTAGCTTCAGGTTTAGCTTCAGTTTTAGTTTCAACTTTAGCTTCCGCTTTAGTTTCAGCCTTAGCTGCTGGTTTTCTAATTGGTGGTTCTGAAACTAATCTAGCGTCTTTATAAGGAGCGGAATTACCTAGACCCGCATTTTCTGTAAACCCTGATTCAAAAGAGTCAGCTTTAACTGGTGTAGCTTTAGCTGGTTCAGCTTTAGCTGGGGCCGTTTCCGTTTTAACTTCGTCAGGTACAGCCTTGCGCATACGGGCCATAATAAATGGGTCTGTACGATCAGCCCCACCTAACCAATCTTCTTGGGCTTTACTTAGCCCACCGGCCTCAAACTTTTTAACTTTTCTCATTGGCTTTTTCATTTAGCAAGCCTTTCCGCCCATGTTCATTTTAACCATTTTGCCTTTAGTTAAGCCTTTTTTGGCTACACCATTAGCAGACTTATGCCCAGCAGCTAATCCGCCACCAGCCATTTTCTTCATCATTCCGCCCTTTTTAAGAGCTAACTTAGTACCTTTACCGCCTTTATGCTCTTGAGAGTCATGCTGCTTAAACGCTTTTTTAATCATGGCTTTATCTTGGGCTTTGTCCATCTTCATATCTTCTTTAGCATCGCTCTTAGCCATGCCGCCTTTTTTCATAGGCATTCCGGGAGTCCCCGGCATAGGTCTACCAGCTTGCATCATCTGGTTATCAGCAGCCATACGTCCACCTACAGGCATTGCAGGTTTATTTCTAGCTGCCATTAACGCAGCCATCATCTTAGGGTCTCGTTTTGTTGCCATCGTATCACCACCTTTTTTAAAAGTTTTGCCTTTGTCGGCGTTTGAAAAATCTTGCCCCACGGACTGTGGAACACCTACCTTTTTAGCAAAAGCTTTATTATGTGCTATTGCGTTCATAAAATTGTGCTGCTTTTTACTACTACTTGGCACGAGTAAAACCTTTCTTTGCTATACCATCAGCACGTCTAGATGCTTTTGACCTAACAGCTCCGCCTTTTTTCATAGCCTTTATTTTTTTAGTTGGAATATTTTCAAATCCTTCTACATCTGTTTTAATATTTGATTCTGTTGGGGATAATTTTTTTAATGGGACATCATTTATGTCTTTGCCATTTAATTCAAAAGCATAATCTTTGCTTGGTTTAACCAGCATTTTTTTATCTGTAGCTTTGCCAGATTTTAATGCGTTTGAAAATTCTTCCATTTTATTTACCTTGAAATAAGTTGGTCAATTTTGTTTTCAAGCTTGTTAAACCTTGCGTCAATGTGTTCAACAATCCGGTCAACTTCTGCTTTAGTGACGTTATCACGGGCTACCTCTTCTCTGGTTTTGTTTAACAATATGCCAATACGGGCTAACTCTGTAAACTTCTCATTCATCATATAGGCTATGACTGCTATTAGTATAGTCAGTGCGCTTGTCCATAATTCCATCATGTTTAGCATTTCCATCTTTTTAGACTCGCAGCCTTCCTAGTTGGTTTGCCTGTCTCGTCCTTCATTGGTCCGGGCATCCCTGACATCCTAGCGCAGAATGACTTCTTTCTTGCGCCACCTTGTGGTTGCGGAGCCTTTAGATTAGACCCCGTAGCCGCATTGTACTTAGCTCTGCCTTTAGCGGTAAGACCCGCCCCTTTAGATACAGGTAGCTTCTCACCCCTACCAATAGCCAGAGACGGACCTTTTTTCTTAGCCATAAAATATAGTAATTCCAGTTACAGAACCTACACTCAAAGTTAAATATAAACCTTCTTTTGCTACAATCCCTTCACCGGGAATTAATATACAAGTTGTGTTTGGTGTGCCAAGACT